GCGGAGTCTGTAAGTCGGGGGCTGGAAGCATCGCCCATGCCGCCGGTGCCGGAGGTTCCGACCGGGCAATTTGCGGCGACGCGCAGCCGTTTAGCGCCAGAAGCGACATCGCTACGCAAACGCTCAATGGTTTCTTTCGCATCAGCAAGTGCAACTGTGTATTTTGCATCAAGGGCTGCAACCTCTCTTTGGCGGGTCTGCATGTCGGCGATTGTATCGTTTGCCAACTTCAGGCTGTGGTTGGCTTCGTCACGTTGCCGCTTATATTCGATAGCGTTGTTGCGATAGTGGTTAATCGTCCAAGCGAGAGACATAACGCATGCGAGCAGGGTTAGAGCGGCAACAGATTTCCAGTTAGAGATCATCTTTGCTTTCCGCCAAGCACATAGATCGCTCCATCTCGCGCCGGTTCTGCAATCCCTTCCACTTCATCCCGCCAGCGTAAACCCAGCGGCGCATTTCTTCGCACGCCCCTTCCTGATCGCCTCGGTTCAGTTTGCGCAGCAGCGTTGATTTGGAAAAGGCATCCGAACCGACATTAAAGACGAAGCTGTAAAGGGCGGCACGCTGGTACTCGCCCAAGGGGACTTTCACCAGGTTGTCGACGGTGCGCTTCGCTGGCTGCAGGTCTTTCCACAGCAGGCGATCGCATTCTTCGTCGGTGTAGGTCTTGCCCCGGATAATGTCGGTACCAGTGTGACCATCGCAGACAGTCCACACTCCGGCGACGTCTTTATAGGCTTCGTACTTTCGCCCTTCTACTCCATCTTTACCGCCAAGGAAAAGAGTCGCGATTAACATTGCCCCGCCGCCAGCGGCTGCAATCAGTTTTTTTCGCAGGCTGCCAGTTAATGCCATGTTAATCATCTCCCACCTTGACCGCCGGGCCGTATTTTTCGAGCGCACGGATTTGTGCGTTCGAGACCTTGCGTTTGAAGTAAAGGTTGATGAACAAAGTCAGCAGCGCCACAACGATACCCGCTATGACACCAACGGCGCTCCACTCATCAGGGCTTAGCCGGTTCAGTAAACCATTAGCCACCGAACCGGCTGATGCGCCATAGGCAGCGCCAGAAGCTAATTTGCTCATATTGTGCATTTCTCTCACCTCCGATTAAGTCGGGGTGCTGTGCGTAAGTAAAAGGGTCAGGCCATCGGGCTGCATTTAACAACAAAGCGATCTGGAGTTGATTGCCCGTGGCCTGAAATAAAAAATGCCAGCTGTCAGGCTGGCAATGTGAGGGTGAAGCAATGTCGGCTATTCTGCCGAAGATACCCTGGCTGGGTTTGGTGCGTGGTGGCCGGTACTGATCTCCGGCTTTCTCTGGCATCGTGTGCCCCAAGACTTTTCTCCAGAGATAGCGCAGTCCTCATTAAGGGGGTGCCGTCTCTAGCGCATCAGCCTGCGCATTCACCACAATCTGGCAGCCCCGGAAGGAGTCGAACCTTCTTCACTCGGTTTTGGAGACCGGCGCTCGCCCGGCGTCGTGGCTAAATCTGCTCGCCTGGCTGGATTCGAACCAGCGACCAACCGCTTAGAAGGCGGCTGCTCTTTCCTCTGAGCTACAGGCAAATTTGGCGGGACAGGAAGGATTCGAACCTTCGACCATTCGGTTAACAGCCGAACGCACAACCGCTGTGCTTCTGACCCTGAAAATAAAAAGCCCCAGCGGGGTGCTGAGGCTTATTTTGTGCTTATTGTTGGTCTATCTCTTCTTGCCGCCGATATATTTTTGGCAGCATATCAAAGTAGACTCAAATATGGCCTATTTAATTGACTTTTGCAATACCTTGCTGCGAAAAAGTCGCCTTTTGTTGTGATCGTGTTCTCACAGCGTTCAACAGAGAATCGCCGTCAAGGCGCTTAAAGATGGTGCACATGGCGTGCCAGTAATCAGCATAGTTGTGGCTCCAGTTGTCCGGCTTAACGCCACACAGCGCGGCCAGGTCTTGCTGCTGATAAACGTCACGCCCTGACAGCTCTGCTTTAACGTCCTGCGCCGCCAGCCAGATAAGCGCCTGTAGCCGTTTCATTGTCTTGCCGGCGACCTTGCGCGCGCCGAGATGCGCTTTGAACTCATCCCATGCCCACTGAGTGATCGCCACCTGGTATTCGAAACGGAGGTTTTCGCTGTAGCTCCACATCAGCCAGGCCATCTGGTGCTCATCGAGCGACATAAGCGCGCGCCGCCATGATGCGGTTCCGAACTCCACCGGGCTGACCAGGGCGATAGAAGAACCTTTAGCGCGGGACTGCTGTCCGGGGATCGGCGCGCTGGACGGATTAACCATGCGTCCGGTTGCCGGGTCGGCGATCTTCTTACGCCCCCGGCTGCGCGCCGTCGCTGTGAATTGCGCATTCTCTGCGAAAGCGACCAGTTGACCTTTTGTCGCACCGCTCAAATCTGCGGTCGCCACAATGAGCTGCTGACGTACGTATTCCAGTTGCTGACTGTTCATGCGGCTTCCTTCTGTGGCTGGTTGGTTTTGGTCTGGCGGTGCTTTGCTACTGGCGGCATATTGGCGCGCTTAACGCTTTCGGCCTGGTATCTGACAATCTGGTCACGGGTCATTCATCTACCCTTTCGTTCTGCCAGAGAGGGAGTGGAGATTTTTCCCCAGCGCGGCGAATGCGTGACTTGGCGTTCTTCTCAATCTGAATAAGCTTCTCGATATTCTGACGGCGCTGCTTTTCTTCCCGGCGGAGATATTTCACGCTCTCCATGTAGCGAGACTCCTGGTCGCAGAGCGTCATAAGGAAGTCAAAAGGCTCGATCAGTGTTTCGCACTTTCGGCACCGTAAGGTCCGGTCTTTTTCGTTCACCCATACAGTGGAGTGCAGGCACATAACCTTCTGCCCTTCGCGCTGAATAACCAGCCCGTCCTGTAGGCCGTTATTCTTCGTCGGGAACGCGACAACCTTGCCCAGTTCAATTTCGGTTTCTATGCTCATGCTGCCTCCTGCTGTTTAAGTGCTCGAAGGTCTGCCCGGGCCTTGGCGCGGATGCTGTCCAACTCTACACGGGTGTATCGGTGGGTTTCGTTGTTGGATTCCAGCGCCAGCACGCGCTCTTCGCCGATCAGTTCGACCAGGGCGGCGCGGTATGCCTCAATGTTCCCGGATTTGTGAACGTTGCAGGCGGAGCACTGGAGCCAGATATTGTCTGGATTGAAGCGAAGCTGTGGTGCGGCAGCCGTGGTGCGGTAATGACCGGCATGCCACGCAAACGCTGACTTTGTTCCGCAGGATATACAGCCATGCCCGGCGGCCAGCAGCATTTCGCGTCGCCAGTCGTTGAAGGCACGCTGAGTCATCTGTACCCAGTGGCGGATCGGCTTTAGCTCATTACGACGTGCAGCACGCCGTTGTCGGCCTGCCTTCTCTTCGGCGCGCTGACGCTGTGCTTCCTTCTGCTTAGCGGCTTCACGCGCCTTTGCGGTCTGCTCTTTGCCGATCGCGCTGGCGCATTCGAATGAGCAGACGACTTGCCCTTCGCGTACCGGGTGGAACCAATCTCGGCAGTGGGTGCACTTGCGGCGAGGTAACTTATGCATGCTTCCTCCTTGCTGCCAGGCGCAGCCATTTCTGATCGACTAGACGGGCGGTGTAGCCCTTCAGGGTTGGGATGTCGGAAGGTGCCAACGCAGTTTTGCGTCGGCGCGCTGGCATGCGGAAGATGGAGCGCTCAATGACCTTAGCGAGAGGACTATGCATCATGCCTCCTGCTTATCGCGCAGCTGCTGGAACTCGCAGCTCTGCGGGATGGTCAAATGGCAGCCGATATTCATCGCCCAGGCTTCAACTTTGCACAGGAAGATATACATCTCGCCGGTTTCGAGATCGGACGTATGGCGGAGGGACTGCACCGAAGTGACCTCTCCCGACACGACGTCTACGCGGTCTTTGCTTTCATACCCCAGATAGGTGTGCTTCATCGCGTCTTTGACCCACTCGGGCGTAGCAAAGCTCTTACCGCGGGCGATGAGGTATGCGCTGATTTCGGCGTACCATAAATGTGAAATGCTATTTTGAGAGAGGCTGCGCTTATCGCGCCACGGCTTGACCTGAAGGCGGAAGCACTGGCCGGCATCCAGCAGCGGCTGAATCTGCTGACCGATGGCGGAGAAGTTGCCGCGATGAAGCTTGATGCCGTCTGCTGGCAGGTTCATACGGCCTCCTTAACGGAAACCGCAGAATGCAGAAAATCGCAGGTGCATTTCTGCATCTGTGACAAGGTGATTTGCTCGTTGTGTGTGCGCATAAACGTCCCCGTTTAGCGCAAAGGTACCGCCGGGGCTCAATCCGGCGGCATTGATAGTATGGCGGGTTGATAGTGCTAAATCAAATGTTGCTTGACGTTTAGTTTCACGGCGTCGAATGGGTTAGGCATTGACTACCTCCGTAGGCGGGAAGCCTGGAAGACCGTCATATACCTCATCCAGATAACCTCGAATCTGCATACGGCGCAGTGCGCTGTACATGTAGTCGCATTCTGCCTGCTTATTGGCGAAGAAAGGCTTGGATGATTTATTGCACCACATGCCATTTCCTGGCCACCCATGAACCTTGTAGACACGCCCATTTTTTACATGGAGAAGCCCCCATCCGGGAGGAAGTTCGTGCACCTCAATAAAACCAGGCTCAGCCATAAAGAATCGCCAATCACCCATTCCTTCGTTCGGCATTCTGCGAAATGGTTTCTTGCGGTCAGCCAGAAAGTCAGCGCGAGAGCACTTCACCTCGATCAGGCATGACGCCATGTTCCTGAATCCGAGCGCATCAGGCTGCTCACCAGTAGACACGGCGGCAACAAATCGATCGTGAAAAGCAACCTTGAATCCGTTGTTCTGGAGAAACTTACATGCCAGAACGCATAGCTCGCTGTGAGTTAAGGCCATCACTTCACCTCCTGCTCAGGCGCTGCCGGGGCTGCGGCGAGCATGGAGGCATATTGCTTGCGCATGCGATCCTCAGTTGATGCCGGGTGGCTATAAGCTGCGTCAAGCATTGCCTCTGTCGGCTCAACCGGAACAAGCTTCCACCCATCCGGCACCGTAGCCGCTGTTACATGCCCAGCCTTGAGCATGGCGGAGCGGAAGGCGTTCCAGCCACCGCGATAGGTATCATCAAAATTATCTTCTTCCATGAAACGCCGCTTGTACTCTTCGCGGGTTAGTTCATCGGGCACAGCCACCGGCGCTGGAGGTGCGGCGTAGAGTGGCACAGCTGATGCGTAGTTATCGACTTTTGGGTCATGAGCGTGCATTAGGTAATGACCACCAATCATGTACGCCACCGGCTCGACGTCCATTCCCGCCAGCGCCATGCGGCACAGTGCGTTAACTTCCCATGACTCAGCGTTAGCAGGTGAATCGCTTTCATCGTTGTACTGGAGAAGGTTTTCGACAATCTCCCGGCTCAGTTGTGCTGTCATACGGCCTCCCAAGATTTCTGCCCCGTTCTGGCGGCAAGCCAACCAGACCATTTATTTCTGATATCGATGTCGTCATAATCCATCAGCCCATTTTCCATGCGGATTCCTTCTAAACTCTTCCATCCAAGGCAGGTATCACGCTCTATCCACTCTTCAAAATTGCGCTGTTCACGACGTCGCAATTCGAGGGGAAAATTGCTTCCATTTTCGGTTTGCATCGTCACTCCCCCACTTCCAGTTTGATGCCAGCGGAAAGTTCCAGAATCCACTCAACCCATTCTTTTCGCTGCCAGTAAACAGGCTCATCATTACCGGGTATCATCATTTCATGATGCTTCGCGTGGTTGATTGAGCCTATGGCGCTAACTAACTCAGCAATCTGCTTCTTGTCGGCGTCACGCTCTGCCAGCAGGGAGGATTGAGCAGCCTGCCAAAGTTCCCAGGCTTTTTGCATAGTTGGCGAAACGTAATAACCAAAGCGCTTGAATTGACTGGTGGCCTTCAATGCATGAGTTTCGTTGTAATACGCTTCAAAATCTTTGCGCGTCTTCAGCGCCAGATCGTCGTTGTTAGTCATGCCGCACCTCCGATTTGCTGCGGAGCTGGGCGGCGAAATGCGTAGCAGCTGCCGCAATTGATGAATGCTCACGGATACCATCTCCAAACAATGAGTCGCCATCGAGTTTATCGACAATGCTTTGATGGTGGGCAGCCAGCATATCCACCCCTTCTGCGTGCAGGGAGGCGAGGATGGCGTCGGTGGCGGGTGTTGATGGTCGGGCTTCCTCTGCATCACCCTCATGGCCTTTTGCGTCATATACAAAGCACTGCGTTGAAATAAAATCCTTAAGCGCCGCATTCTCCGCAGCCAGCTGCTTAACCTGCGCCTGTAACTCTTCGACCTTTGACACGCATGTCATAACTGCATCAGTAAGTTTTGATGACTGCGCTTCTAACTCTTCGCGTGTTGGTTTGTTCATGCCCGCGCACTCCCGAAAATTTTGTGAATGTAATAGCCCTGCCAGTTACGGCGGCACTCTTCGAATACGGTGTTGGTACCGGAACGGATCGCCGGTTTATCTTCATCATCCTGATAAACCGGCACGTAGAAGTGAGTGCGCCATACCCGGCGGTCGAGAGCGATTTCACCGTTCTGCCGCATCTTGTGGGAAGCACCGTTGATCACTGAACGCTTAAGCCCATACGCATCCGCCACCAGTTCGCAGGTGAAGAACCCGTATTGCTCCATGTACTGCTCAATTGCTTCTCTGCCTGTCATTTCACACCTTCCCGTCATTCTTCATGCGTTCGTAGCGCGCTTTGAGTATCTGTGCCGGGGTTGGGCCATGCTCAGCCTTTGGTGCCTGAAGGGCACGGCGCACAGGAGGAACCGGGTGCCCCTCAGCGGCTCGTTTTTCCCAGTAGGCCAGTACATCGGCAGCGGCGTTTTGCAGCTCTTTCTGGCTTAACTGTCCGTCAGTGCTGCGGCGGCGAAGCTCCAGGCAGATGTGATAGAGAACCGGCTGCGGCCATGGGTACTGCTCACTGCTTGGGTACTGAAAAACCATCTTTCGCCACTTCCAGTACTCAGTCATAACGTCGTCAGCAGTAATGCCGAACGCACGCGCCTCTTCCTTGCACCAGGCCACGAATTGCCCCGGCGACGGGAGGAATGGTTTTGCCTGGCGGCGGGCAACACGCATACCGGCGGCTACCTGCTCCATGGTGGCGATGCCATTCTCGCGAAAAGCCATAACCCACTGACGACGAATCTCGTTCATCTCCGCCTGATCACGACCGGCCATTGACGCCGGGAACGCGGCGAGAAGCTGGGTGAAAACGCCGTTGATGATCTGCGCCACATGCTCCATGCTTGGCTGATCGTCGTATTGTTCAGGCAGGTTGTGCGCGACGCGGCGCATTTGCTCGCGGTCGAAGTTGTGCATCTGCTCAGCAAGACTTTTCATAACGTCACCCCATGAATCCAGTCAGTGTTGTTCAGGTCAACTTTAGGTTTGCCAGCGGTGGAAACCTCGGTTCCCGATGCAGCACGCTGCATCGTCAACTTGTCCCACTGCTTACGCAGGCTGGAGGGACAGAGGATGTTGGTCTGCCAGAAGTGGTGCTTGCTGGCCCAGTCGTACAGGTCGCAAATCTCACGGTGTGTCCGCCCGTCAATCTGGTTAGTCAGGCGAACGTCATTTGCCCAGGCTTTCAGGTCAGGCTCTTTGCAGGACGGGTTTATTTTCTTCACGCGGATGGCGATCCACTCTGCGGCTCTCAGGTCGTCAGCGGTTCCCCACTTGGCACCTGTCGGTGTGTAAATCACCGCTTCAGGATGAGCAGATAAAAATTTCTTCAGACGGTCGTCGGTGAATTCGCAAGAATTCTTCGACGAAGATCTTTTAATGTTTTTATTGTTGTTATTACTTTGTTGTTCATGATTCTCGGGTAAACGCTCGGCTAAATGCTCGGCCTTATGCGCGGCACCACCATCGGAAGCCGCGCCATTACTGGCTTCGCCATGCTCGGCATTAAGCGCGGAGATATGCTCGGGGTAATGCGCGGGTAAATCGTCCATTTTTTGAGCATATTCAGCATAATTTGTGATGGTTATCACAGAGCCTTTTCTCTTCTCTCCTGAACGAGAAATCATCCCCTCTCGCTCGAAAACATCCAGCATCCTGTCTACGGCGTGGCGACTGCATGGCTTCCCTTCCCTGTCGCATAAGCTCAGACCTAGATCGGCTGAGGTGGTTACCAGTTGTCCGGTTAGCAGCGGCCATTGGCGCCCCTTGAAGTTTGCTGTGTAAGGCTGTCGGGCGGCAGACAACAGCAGGTTTTCCCACAATGTGCGCAGGAATACGTCCTTCGACCAGGATTGCTTAAGCACACTCCGGTACAACGGGATGAAACCGGTTCTCTGGTTCTCCATCCGGTTGCTCCTGAGTTGCCCCGGATCATTACCGGGGAAGTTGAGAATTTTTGCAGTGTTCACGCTTCCTCCCAGCCACTGTCACGCAGCAGAGCTTTTTGCTCACCGATGATTGCCATAACCTCTTCGAGCGCCGTAGCGGGCACTGTGAGGCGGTCATTTTCGATTTCTGAATCTGCCAGCAACTCGGCAAGGCGACGGGCGCGCGCCGGGGATAGCTGAGGGATGGCAGCGCTACGGGTGAGCTTGTTCTTACCGGCGGCTTTGGCCTTGTCCAGCTGACGCGTTGCAACTGTGGCCGCCTGAGCGCCGTGCTCGCGGGTCAGCGCAACGGCGGTGGTAGCCGAGATATCGCCGGACTTCACCATGTCGATTAGCTCATCGCCGCAGGACAACAGCTGGAGGTGGTGATCGACGTCGCCGACAGAGCGCTTAACCATCTTCGCGATTTCAGCCGGGGTGCGCCCCTGATTCAGCAGGCGCTGATATGCTGCCGCACGCTCCAGCGGAGAAAGCGCTTTGCCCTGGCTGCTGGTAATCATGAATGCGATGCGATCAGCTTCTGAACCGACAAAGTCTTTGCACTCGATGCGCAGGACTTCAGTACCGGCGGCAGTGGCTGCCAGCGCGCCGTAGTAGCGGTGGTGACCGTCGATGATTTTTACGCCCTGCTCTGTCACCTGAACGGCCAGCGGCGGCACAAACTCACCAGCGATAAACGCATCGCGAAACTCTTCGACATGCTGCTCATCGATTTCACGGACGTTAAAGCCCGGCTCAACGTAGATTTCTGACAGCGGGACAAGAAACGTCTTTTTCACCGTGGTTTCGGTGCCGTTCTTGTCTTTTTGCTTGTAAAGCTGGGATAGTGAACTCATAATTATTCCTGTGAATTGATCCAGTTAATTCCACCTGAAAGCCGTTGGTGTTCGAGCACCGCGGCTTTCGCCATTTTTGTAACTCTCATGCCTCGAAATCCCCTTTCATCCCTTCACGGTTAGAAATCAGGATTGCCAGCAAAAGCGACATGTTCGGCACCAGGTTCTCCCGCCACCGACTCACGGTCGATTTGTTGACGCCAAGCAGCTCTGCGATGCGCGTTGCGCCCAGCTCTGCGATCTGGCTGTGTAACCAGCTCTCTATCCGCCGCGCCTCCGCTTTGTTGCGTGTTGTTGAACTTTCCATTTGCGATACTTCCTGTTTGTTATTGAGTAGAGCCGCCACTCAGGCGGCTTGATTATCGGGATGTGGGAAAATGGACGGCAGATCAGGACGAAACTCATGCGCCTGAATCTCTCCACCCACGGCAGCCACAAGCTCAGGCACGTGAATTGGGGAGATGCGTTTCTTGCCGTTCAGCCAGTCACAGATAGTCGACTGCGCTTTCCCACAACGCTTGGCCAGCTCTTTCTGGCTGCCAGCGATGGCGATCGCTTTTTCTACTGCAGAGTTCTTTTGTACTGTTGGGGTTTTCATAATCACCTCAGCTATCAGTGTAAAGTGATTATGAATATCACTTTAGCGAAAGTCAATCGCATAGGCGATTTTTTGCTAATTAATCGCTCTAGCGATAGGATTTAAGGAGTTAATGACAGAGGTGGATATGGGATTCTCAGAGCGCTTGGCGCAGGCAATGTCACATGCTGGGTATACGCAAGGAGGGCTGGCAAAGGCCGTAGGAATGGCGCAGTCCAGTGTCAACAAGCTCCTGAATAACGCCAACAGCTCCCGCAAGACCGTGGAAATAGCCTCTGTTTTGGGTGTGCGCCCTGAGTGGCTGTCTACTGGCGAGGGCGATATGCTCGCAGCTGGCCTTGGCGAGCCAAGTGCGCTATACAGAGTTAAACCCTCTAATGATGGGATTTATCGTGTGGATGTACTTGACGTTAAAGCCAGTGCTGGGCCTGGCTCACTTGTAACCAGCGATTTTATTGAAACGATCCGAGCCATCGAATACACCAACGAGCAGGCACGCTCTCTATTCGGTAATCGACCGGCCAGTCACGTTAAGGTGATCACCGTAAACGGCGACAGTATGGATGGCACAATTTCACCTGGCGATCAGATCTTTGTTGATACTGGTGTTACACATTTCGACGGCGATGGCGTCTATGTTTTTGTGTTCGGTAAAACACTGCATGTGAAACGCCTGCAAATGCAGAGAGACAGGCTTGCTGTTATCTCTGACAACCCAATATACGAGAAATGGTACGTTGAGCCTGGCGACGAAGATACTTTTTACGTCATGGCAAAAGTGCTCTTAAGGCAGTCTGTAGACTACAAGCGATTCGCATAACCCGCTCCGGCGGGTTTTTTATTGCCCCCAACACTCCCCTCTTTTAGTTCTCGCCTTTAAATGCAATACACCTCACTTTTTTTGCAATCACATCAAAAAAATATCGCCTTATCTTTCAGTTAATTATCGCTTTATCTATCAATAATATCGTTTTGGCGATTGACTCAAATAATCGCTTTAGCTATTGTTAGCCCATCGCGACAACACAGCGATGCGGCCACCGGAAGTTAAGCCGCGGCAGACATGAGTCAGCCTGCACATTAAGAATCAGGAAATTTGCTCTGCAAACCGGACGGACATTGCGCAGTGCGATCGCTCCCTGCGACATCATGGATGGTGCTACAGGCGAGGCAAGACATACGCCAGCATAGCGATCAAAGCGGAGGGCATAACGATTTGCAGAATAAATTTAAAAGTCTTTTCAAGCGTCATTAAGTGGCGCTTTATAAAGGTTTTTATTTCTTTTTACCCTGACCAAAAGCACCAGCAGAAACTGTCTTTCCTGATTGTTGGAACTGCTTTCTTCCCATCAAAACATCAGTAGCGTTGATATTACGTTGTTGAATGCTTCGGCGGTCACTCTCCAGTCTTTCTTCAACGTATGAGCGTCTTAATGAAGCAATAACCGCATTTCTGATAAGTCGTTCTTTTTCAGGTGTGATGCCTGTGTGCGTCTTGATATGACGGTTAACTCGCCCGATTCGGAACCTTGCTTTACATAAAGGGCAGACCGCGTATTTGTTCCAGGAAGATGTATCCATTTTAGTTCCTCTGCAAACCTGAGAAATAACAGTAAATCACGATGATTTTTTAATCCAGACCTTAAGGGGTCATGGCATACCGGGCGCGCGGCGGACAATGTCGGATGCAAATTAATCAGAGGTCATTTACGAGTGGCCTGTGATTAATCAACAAACAGGCGGCCATCCACCGCCTTTTTTTATGCGCAAAGGTTAATAGCTCTGACGCCGGGAAAGTCCGGGAGGAAATTATGCAGCAAATCGTCAATCACAAAGGCACGCAGTACTCAGTACGCAAGCTTGCCGATGGTCAAACATGGCGCCTGTCTGAAGTTGGTTGCCCGCGTAACAGCTTTCCAATGAGCCGCAAGCACATGATTCTTGCTGGCTTCGGTCATGTAGAGGGGGTAAAGCGATGATCGCGCATTACGGCACCACCCCACTCATCCGCCAGTGTCTTAAGCCTGGCATGATGGCGATCTTCGGCGGCCGCACCTACCGCGTCTCAGCAGTAATTCATCAGCGCTGCTGGGTTTACCTTCACACCGACGCCGAAGTTCTCCGCATTAACGACTGCGTTATCGACGTGTTGCTCGACGGTCGCGGCGAACCACTGATCCACTGATCCCCCTTTATCAACCGACTGGCTGGCTTCACGCAGCCGGGCGACGCACAACCAAATTTCAGGAGATGCCATGAGCGAAGTAACGGATTTAGCTGTTATCGAAATTAAACCGGATATGGCTCCGGCGCTTTATGTCCCGAACGGGCTTGATTCTTATCTCGACCAGATCCGCTAACCCTGCGCAGAAGCTGGCATATCTGGTACCGCGCAAGGGCGCTATCTGCCTCGACATCAGTTATATGGGTCTCATGCATATTGCCCAGCAGTCGGGGGCGATTAAGTGGTGCCAGTCTGCAATCGTCCGCAAGAATGATCAGTTCCGCCGCGAAGGACTCGATAAGCCGCCGATCCATATTTATAACGACTTCGACACCGCTGAACAGCGCGGCGACATCGTAGGCGCTTATGTCGTCATCAAGACAGACGATGGCGACTACCTGACCCATACCATGCGCATTGATGCCATTTTCGCTATCCGAGACCGGTCAGAAGCATGGAAGAAGTATAAATCTGACAACAGCAAAAAATGCCCGTGGGTTACGGATGAGGAGCAGATGGTCCTCAAAACGGTAGTCAAGCAGGCCGCGAAATACTGGCCGCGCCGTGAGCGCCTGGATGCCGCTATCGACCACGTTAACACTGAGGGCGAAGAAGGTATCAACTTTGCAGCAGATCGTCAGCCAGAGCGCGATATAACGCCGCTTAGCGAAACCACGCAGAAACAAATTAACGACCTGCTCGTCTCGCTGGATAAGACATGGGACGAGCATCTTCTCCCGCTCTGCTCACGCATCTTCAAACGCCCTATTTCGCAGCCCGCCGACCTGACAGAACCGGAAGGCGTTAAGGCTCTCGGGTTCCTCAAGCAGAAGGCAGCAGCATGACCGGAAAAACAATAGAAGTGACCTGCAAGTGTTGTCCCGACAAATTCACTGCGCGTGTTGCCGACAGAAATAGAGGGTGGGCGCAATTTTGCAGTAAGTCATGCGCTGCATTCTTCAAAGCTTACGGTAAGCGCCGCGGGCATCAGACTGCCCAGATGCGCGCTGTAGCAGCGGTGAAGAATCAATTAGAGCGTGAACGCCGTAGTGATTATTGCGCTGATGAATTCGACTCGCCTTTTGGTGAGTTCGAAGACCATAACAAGGATTGATTTATGACACCAGAAATCATCCTCGCGCGTACCGGTATTGACGTAACCACCATAGAGCAGGGTGACGCGGCGTGGCACAAGCTGCGCCTCGGCGTTATCACTGCCTCAGAAGTGCACAACGTCATTTCAAAGCCACGCTCTGGCACCAAATGGTCGGGCATGAAAATGTCCTAC